GAAACTATCTACCATTGCGGTAGTAGTGTATGGGCTTGTAACTGTTGCTACTTGTGCGCCATCTTTGTAGATATGAATTAAATCGGTTGCAACTATGATGAGGTAACGCTGTGTGATTGAGAACTCAAACGACTCTAAACGGCAATACTTATTAATGTAGCTACCAGTGACACGTGACATACCAGGGCGACGCTTCAAGCCACCATGAGGCATGATGACTACGTTCTCCGCAGCAGAGCATGACTTGTAATACTTCTCTAGCTCTGTGCGTCCTGCAAGTGTTTCGCTAATCTCACCACCGGTAAAGTTAGTCTGTAATACTTTAGTTCTCATATTACCACCGAATAGAAGTAAATGGACTGTCAAATACTCCTGCATTAGGTCTGATAGTTGAGTCAATGTTCTTAGCTGATCGTAACTGCTGAGTGAATAGCTGTTGCATCTCACCTAGTCTTGAACTATTACCCGTAACTGGAATAGCAAACTGCATAGCTAAGTAAAACTCCATAGTCTTAGCAAACCATAACGGTAACTTGCTTTCATCAACACGGTACACGTAGTCTAAGTCAATACTTGAACTATTTGAGAAGATACGGTCATCGTATATCTCATAATCCCCCACTGGATACACGGTAATAACTGCGATACAATCAGTAGGGATTTGATATTGGTACTGATATTGATTTAACGGAGTATCAGAAAACTTAGATAGTGGTGATTTCTTAGAAGCAAAGCGCCATCGGTGCATAGATAGGATGTTTTGATAGCTTGATTCATATAGATTTGAAGCGGTTGTAGCTCCTGCGCCTGGGTCATCAAACGAAGATATAGGAGCATCCCCTAGTAAGATGAGGGCATTTGAGCAGATTGATACTTTAGAAGTGGCCATTTAGTCCCCTTGATTATATTAACGATATTTTAACACAATCAATGGGATAGGGGATACCTATCCTATGAATTACGCTAGGGCAGCAGTAATAGTTGTAACAGTCGCAGCATCAGAAGCAGAAGTAACAGAAGCTACCAACGCACCATCAGAACAACGACACATAATAAAGTCACCCAAGTTAAGAACATTGGTTGCTGAATTGAAATAACCACTTGCAAGAGTAGCAGCCTTGTTATCTGGTGAAAGATAACTGAATACGCCAGGAGCATTAGAACCGCCACCAGCTACTTTTTGTAAATTATCACGTGTAAAAGCCATAGTGTTTCCTTTATGTTAGAGAGTAGCTTACGCTACCTCTGTAGATTGTACCTTAACGATACCGTTAACGTCACGTGCGATAGCGCCTGACTTCATTTGACCAGCAGACAACCAAGATTTCTTCTGAGCAATCCAGTCAATCTTAGTGCTGATGTCCATACCGATAGCAAGACCTAGTGCATCCTTGTGGAATGCAAAACCATCACGAACTAAACCAACAGTAATTGGCAATCCGCCCTCTGCACGAGTTTCGATTACTTCAAACTTGAATCCCACGAAAGTATCAAGCTCACCATTAACCAAAGCTTTAACGCTATTGTAATCAGTAGAAGTTACTGGAGTTTGTCCAAGTAGTCCTTCAAGACCAGCAGCAGAGATAAGCATTACACGACCGTCCATAGGTACGCCTTGATCGTCAAGGTAACGCTTTGCCTTACGGATTTTATCCATATTCATACCAGTACCAGCACCACCAACGTCAGTACCAACTGTACCAGCATAAGAGCCAGCGTTAATACAAGCATCGATAATCAACTGGTCAAGACGACGGCCAAGAGCGCTAGAGATAGTAGATGCAAGCTCATTTACCTCATCAAAGTTTACTTCTTTTTGATCGAAGATATCTGAATATTCATCAGCATCCCAGTTAGTCAAAGTACAAGTAATCAAACTGTGTGCAATATCCATTGGGATAGTGTCAGATGATGGAGCTGTACGCTGTGTAGCAAGTCCTTTGCCCATAGCACGGAATTTGTAAGTATCACCTACAATGTTATTACGAATGGTTACGTAATTACGAAGCTTACCTGATGTTTGGAAAGCGTGTTTTACCATATCATCAAACTGAGTTGATGCAACTGCTGAGAGATTTTTACTCATTGTATGTCCTTATATTAGTGTTGTTTTGAAATTATAATTGTGGGTACTTTTCAGGCCACTTCTCGACACCGTACTCTGATAGGGCCTTTCGGGTATCTTTCAGACATACAGAACTCGTAATAAAATCATATCACATAATATAAAGTGGGAAGTACGCTACGACTTTAGGTAATGGATAGGTAATAGAATGCCAAGCAATACACCCGTAGCATAGACTGAGGAAGTGTAAGCAGTACCAGCTAGGTAAATATCCGACTTAGCGGGAACTACTACATAAGGTATATTTTGAGTTTTGTGACTGCGATAGACTGGTACATGCATACCGTTTTGGTAAACTTTACTTTCAGGATTAGAGAAATATCCTGAGATAGTGAGTGTATCATTACCAGGAGTACCGCCACCGAATTCAGTAATTAAAGCTACATAATTATCAGGCACAGTATAGAAAGCACAATGGCTATTCTGATCTAGTGCGCTGAACATATTAAGCGTGTTTCCTATAGCTGGTACTCCTAGTGTAGGTGTTGCTTCTGTTCCTGCGTAGACTTCGCCGACTGTTGCAGTAGTACCTACGTTAACCATCTTAGACACACGGCGTATCTGTATAGGCAAAGCTACAGCAGTTCTTCCGTTTAGTGTAGCACCAATGTCTACCATGTTCCAATTAGAATCTATACATGATAGTTTGACAACCATACCTACATCTGATGTACTAGATGAGGATACGTAACAAGATACTGGGTTAAGTGGGAATACACCAACTGTATCGATAGTACCGCCATAAGGCCACAATAGCTCAGTTGTACCATTAGTAATACTTAAATTATGCCCTACAATAAAGATATTCTGAGCATCAGGTATCTGCCCCAATGACACATTAGCCACTAGGTTAGTTACAGCATCACCGCTAAACGTGTCTAATCGTGCATCAGGTAACTGCATGATTAGTTACCGTAAAATTCTTGGTAAGCTTTATCTACCATCTTTTTATACTCAGGGTCAACACTAGACTTTAGCTGTCCGTTATCGTTCTTAGCAAACATCATCTCACGTAGCTTATTGCCATCCATCTTAGCTGATGCAGTAACACCATCAGGAGCAACGGCTGAACCTTGCATCTTCTTCATAAGAGCTTCTACTACCTCAATACCAGCAGCGGAAGTTACCATGCCATTAAATGTATCTTGTAGGTGTGAAGGCAATGCAGACGTAGCAAACTCTTTAATCGCATTGATGCGGTAATCAGCATTAGTACCAAGTAACTCTAGCTCTTTAGCTCTACGCCCTTCTTCTGCTTGCTGTTGAGCTTGCACATAAGATGAGATCAACTCGTTTGCTACTTCATTAGATGCGTTACTCTTTCCTAATACATCAAGCACAGCTTTAATCGAAGGGTCATCAGAATTAATTCCTAGTTCTTCATTAAGCTGATAGCCTTCTTTAGGCGCTCCTACAAATCCACCTAGTCTCTTTTCAAGCTCAGTATATGCCTTAGCTTGCTCTGATACGCTCCTGTACTTAGAGTCTTTTAGCCACTCTGGCTTATCGCCACTTCCTTCTACGCCATCAGCCCACATCCATGATGCTGGAGCCTCTGTTGTTTCGGTAGTTGTTTCTACTGCCTGAGTATCAAATACTTGTGGAGCTTCACCGATTGACGGTGTGCTAGTTTCTGCTGTTTGGGCGCTTGTATCGGTATCCAACATATTATTTCCTTAGTAGTTTTTTAAGATAGACAAATACACCACTCTCTGTTGATTGTGGGTTCTTTGCGTATTCGATTTGTATTAGAATTTGACGAATTAAATCGGCTCTGCCTTCTCGTACACCTTGGGCAAAGTTATCCTCCCCAGGTCTTACGATAGGCTTGGTTAGGAACTTATTAACTAAGTCCTCTAATACTCGTTGACCTGCATCTGTGCCGAAGCATGAGAAATACATAGTGGCAATCTCTGATGCTTGGCGTACTTCATTTTCACGGTCTGTAATAGCTTCTAGGCTTTCCCAACTCACTGTGGCTGTCCTTGTTGTGCTTGCGCCATAGCCTCAGCATTTTGTGCTGTGTTCTGTGCAAGTTCTTGTTGTTCCTGCTTACTTCTTAATAGACTAATAGGAACTCCTAATTTCTCTGCTATAAACGTAGGCACTTCTTCCATCTTAACGGTAAGTTGCATAAGTTCAGGTCCTAATTGTATCATGTGTTGCATAAAGTTATCTAATGCTGATAGCTCCTCAATATCTTGTGAACGGCTCATAGGTGAAGTGAACTTAATCGTTACCTCTTTACCATCTACACGGAACTCAGGAAGCTTTCCTTGCTTCTTTAGAATATCAACTACACGCTTTAATAGTGGCTCTAGTAACTCAGACTGCATACGTCCAAAGGCTGATGCAGAAGTCTGCACTAAGTCCTCTTGACGTATTCCCATCTCAGTAGCTGTACGCACTGGTGTTTCACTTAGTTGTCCGAATGGTTGAGCAAACATAACATTGTTGATAAGCTCACGGTACTCTTGAATAATAAGCTGTGCCATATTAAAGTCACCGCTACGCTCTAATGGTCTAAGTGTTGGATTATCAGTAGCATTGCTTCCTACGGGAATAATAGCACCAGGCTGTAATCGTAGCGTATATGGATTGATTACACCATCATCACTTGCTGTATAGATACCACTTACAGATAGTGCAGCATTACGCAAGTTAAACTCTACAATCTTATTAAGAGTCATAATGTCAGGCAATAGTGTCATGATACGACCACGGCCAATAGTTTCACCAGGGATTACGCTTTCACGGAATACTATGAACGGATTAGAGTCTAACGTTTCACTGAATATGATATGCTTCTCTTTTTCATGGAAAATGATATGCTGATACTTATCTTCTTTCTGTTTTGTTTCAAACTCATACACACACTCAACTAGCTCAACCTCAATGCTTCCATCTTTAGCTAAGTCTTTCTCCATGCTCTGTGATAGTTTAGCCTGAGGCCATATCTCTTGAATATCACGTAGTGCCATCTTGAACTCACGGAATACATTATCGATCTTACCTTGTGATGTTTTCTCAGGGATAAGCTCAGACAATGAGATACAGCGGAACTTCAATGAAGTCTTGATGCCATCACCAGCTTCTACAAGGATAGCGCCAGTGGATACGCCTAGGTCTAAGAACGCCTCATGTATCTGTGTGTCAAAGTTAGAGTGATTGATATTATCGAATATGATTTTAGTAGCACTCTCTAAATACTCATTAGCCTTCTCTTGTTCTTCCTCAGGAATATCTGTACCAGCTTTTAGGACTAGCCATTGCTTCCAAGGTGGTACAACTTGTGACTGCATACGGTTAGCATACTTCTGTAATGCGATAATAGCAGTTGAGTCGAATACCTCATGGTTCTTCTTCTGCCCTGGTGAATACATATCAAGCGTTTCACGCTCAGGCATAGAATACTTGTAGCAGTCCTTTAAATGACTGCGCCACTTATCCTTATTGTTTTTGGCGTGTTCTTTTCGCTTGATGATCTGTTCTAGGTTCAGCTCTTGCATCTTCTTCCTTTACTTGGCATTTACAGTTTAGCTTATCGAATGACTTGCCCGGCTCAATGATAGTTCTATCTTGGCACTTCTCGCACCATATGATTGTGTAGTTTTGTGTCTGATACATAAATTATCCTAGTGTTGATGTAGTAGCTACGCCAGTTTCGGTACCTGATAATAGGCTACCTCTGCCTTGTTTCTTTAAGTCCATACGCTTACGTCTAGCGTCCAAGTCTGCTTGTGCTGATGCTTGAGCCTCACCTAGTGCTGCTTGCTGTTCTGCCTTAGCTTGTTTCTCCATACTTGTTTCACGACCGGTAATACCTTTAATAGTATCACTCTTCTCTAGTTTGTTATAAACTTCACTAAGACCGCCCGTAGCTACACCTTGTACTAATCGATTATTTACAAGCGACTCAAACGGCTTAGTCACTGCTTTTAGTGGGTTGCTTTTTCCCATGTATGCTTCCTTTGAATGTATTTGTATAGCTGATAAGGACTCCATACGAAAGGCGCATGAATTCCCAGAACTTGTTTCACAATTGTAACACAACTATCTGGCGTAGGTATCCACCACCACCACTTAGCTCGTACCGTTCTCTTGCTCTTAACTTTGATGATGAAGCCATCACCGATATGCTTTTCTATTTGGTCTATTGTCACAGTACCGAACTGCACATACATTTTACCATGCTCTAATACTGCGTATTGATTGTCATTGATAGGATAAAACACGA